TCCATTGTTGTCTGCATTACTAGCCCCTTCCTAGGCTTAGGCGGTGCGGTGTGCCCCGTCCTAGTGCCCCCGTGAGGTTGTGAGTCTCTAGCCTATAGCGCGGGGGCGGTCTTGCTTAAATAAATGCGTTAGCAACCGCTAAGACATTCTCATATTCCATAATCCCTTCCTCCCATTGTTTGACCGCCTCTCTCACTTCCTCAATTTCCCATAGTTCGTTAGGGTTTGCCGTTGTATCTCCCGCCAACATACTCATAATGTGATTCCTGTTCATTATTTCCCCTCCTCTTGTGCCTTGATGATGTTCGCCCGCGCTTCTTCGATATTTTCAGCGTATCCGAAGAAATCTCCCGCGCCTACCTTGAATTGATAGCGGTACGACATCCAGCCGTCTAGCCCCGTCGCCTCTATCTCGTAGTCTCCCTCTATCTTAGGGGCGGACGGCTTGCGCCCCGCCTCCCTATCCATAGCCTTGAAAGTCTGCTCAATGTCGAAAGTGTTGCGTCCCATTAGTTCACCCCGCAAGCAACTAGAAATCGGCCACAATCAAAGCGCGGATTGTCGTTGCTTAGTCTTAGCGCGAGGTCATAAGCGATATTCTTAGCACCTGCCAAAGACTCTTCTTCTTCGAACTTTATCGACATTTCAATCTGAGTCTTGATGACTTCTGCAATTAGTACGTAATCCTTACGTGTCATTTGATTATCCTCTCTTCTTAGTGATGTCTGTGTAAGTCATTGAAAGGTTAAGAGTTGCACAGTTGATTTTTAATAAGTCGCGGAAAGCGATTTCTAATTCTTCTTTTGTTGCATATTGATTAAACCAGTCTTCAAGTTCTATGCTGATTTTGTACTTCTGCATTTACTTCTCCTCTTAGGTTAATTCAAACCAGTTTGGTTTGATATGCGTATCTTAATCATACGGTTGTCTACCCCATAACCATTTGAGCCTAAATGTTTCATAACGGTTTGATAACGTTTGGCTGAATGCTTGCTGAGAATGACAGGGATAATCGTGTCGATATGTCGACAATTCAAGGACAGTTGCAAGGGTTGAATGGTTGAATGTTCAACTATCTAGTGGGTAGACAATTAAGTCTTGAGTGTCTAAGTCTATGGAAAGAGTTTATTATTAGACAGATGTTGATGATATGTAAAGGTGCCAGAAGTGGAGCAGGCCAACTCTTTTGCGTTAAATAGTTATCCACAGGCCAGCAAAGTTATCCACAAGCAAGAGGTTATCCACAGAAGTTATCCACAGGCTGGGGGTGGGGTGGGGTCGTCTTCCCACGCCAGAAAACGGCACCCCCGTGTGTTAAGCGTGGCCCGTATATGTATTATACTCCCCAACAAAAAATATACGCTAAAGTGAAATGTCCTATTTTGTACACATATTTTTAGTGACCTTAGTCACAAACCGTAAATAAAATCTACCGTAGACGGGAAATTGGTTATTTTTTCTGCCTTATATATAGTAGGGAGTAAAACGATCCACTACTAGTTTTACGACCGATACTCGCTTCGTTGGCACTACGCGAGTCCCCCTAGGACGAGCACCAACTTACCCCTCGCTGCGCTGTGGCTTGCTCGGGCGCTAAGCCCGAACTGTGCGGTGCACGGCACCGCTTTTAGTGGGGATAGTTCTATCTCCAGTACAGATACACTTCCCCTAGTATAAAAATTTTTTACGCGCCTACGGCGCTTTATTAGAGGAGATTACGTGGCAGAGAAGTCCAGTGACATCGCCAAGCGTCTGATCCTTTCAGGTGTAGCAGAGGGTCTAACTATCGAGGCAGCCACGGCTGCATCTGGTAAATCCTATAAGACCTACGAGTACTACCGCAGGACCGATAAGGTCTTTGCAGACAAGATGGACCGAACACGGCTAGGGCTTAAGGATAAGAACTTTGCCTCATCCGATGTCCACGACTTGACCTTTGCAGAGTTTCGCCAGAGGTACCTGCACTCTCGGACCTTTCCACACCAGCAGAACCTCATCGATGTAATCGAGGGTAGGGAACCTGGCTGGCTACATCCCAGTATGAAGTATGAAAAGGGTCTGGCTAATAACCGTATCCTTTTGAATATCCCACCAAACCACGCCAAGTCTATGACGGTAACCGTCGACTACGTTACCTGGCAGGTTTGTCAGAACCCTAACTTTCGTGTGCTGATTGTCTCTCAGACTCAGCAACTAGCAGCCGACTTTCTCTACGCCATCAAGCAACGCCTGACACATCCTAACTATGAAGCACTGCAACAGGCTTACGCTGCTGGCGTAGGGTTTAACTCTAAGACCGCCTCTTGGCAGGCAACCCGCGTTACCTTTGGTGATGAACTCAGAGAATCCTCAGAAAAGGATCCTAACATTGAGGCCGTCGGTATCGGTGGTCAGATCTACGGTAAGCGTGCAGATATGATTATCGTAGACGATGCGGTGACATTAAAGAACGCAAACGAGTTTGAAAAGCAGATCCGCTGGTTAACCCAGGATGTGCGCTCCCGTTTGAACCCTACTGGTAAATTGATTATCGTAGGTACCCGCGTTACTGCAGTTGACCTATACCGTGAACTGCGCTCCGAGGACCGCTACCCTGGTGGCTTGGTACCTTGGACATATCTGGCAATGCCAGCATTACTTAAGACAGATGAGGATCCTGATAAGTGGGAAACCCTCTGGCCTGCAAGTGATGCTCCATTTGATGGACAGACAGAAGCAGATTTGAATGAGGACGGACTATACCCACGCTGGAATGGTCGTAACCTTTACAATGAACGACAAGCAATGGATGCATCTACCTGGGCGCTGGTTTACCAGCAGCAAGATATATCAGATGATGCAATCTTTGACCCAGTATGTGTGCGAGGTTCTATAGATGGAATGCGTAAAGCAGGTCGCTTGGTTCCTGGGCATCCAGGTCATCCGCGTGACCTTAGTGGTTTTTCAATTATTTGTGGTCTTGATCCCGCTATGGTTGGTGATACAGCCGCCATTTGCTACGCTGTTGATCGGACTAGCCATAAACGCTATATCGTTGATGCTATTAAGATTACTCGTCCAACGCCTGCTCAAATTCGCCAACTGATATTTGACTGGACTTCCCTGTATCAACCTGGCGAGTGGATTGTAGAAAAGAATGCGTTCCAGTCTTTCCTTACTCAAGACGAAGGCATCAGGCAAAACCTGGCCTCACGAGGAGTGCTACTGCGGGAACACCATACTGGAACCAACAAGTGGGACTCAGGCTTTGGTGTTGCATCAATGTCAACTTTGTTCGGCACCAAGCAACACGACGGCAAACACCACCGCGACAATCTTATGCATCTTCCGTCAGATCAAACTGAAAATGTTAAAGCGCTAATAGAACAACTCATTACCTGGTCACCCACTACAAAGGGTAAGACCGATATGGTAATGGCGTTATGGTTCTGTGAGATCCGTGCACGTGAGATGCTCAACCAAGGTATGCACAAGACCCACCATATGAAAAACCCATTCCTGTCTCGACACGAGGTAGGCAAACGAACAGTTATCAATATAGATGAACTGCTCGCAGATAAAGATCGCACATTCATCTAAGGAGATAAAATGGCAGCAAATAAGAAAAAAAACGATAACTACTTTGAAAATCTTGGTAAAGAATTTGCTCAATTTTTGCGATCAAGAGATACTGCTAATGAAACTGAAAGAACTTACAAAAGTTCAAAATATAATGCTGTGACTCCTGCAGCACAAGCAGGTGCTAAACGTGTAGGAAAAGAATTAAAAATTGATTTGAAGAAAGAACGCAATGCTAAAGGACAACTTGCTGGAGCATTGCTTCAAGGTCGTCGCTATAACGGTAACAAGCAAGTTAAGAAGGCGGGTAAGAAGTAATGCCAAATATAAAGAAGCCTGTAGTTAAGCCTAAGACAACACCAAAGGCTCCAGCAAAGAAGCCAGCAAAGATGACTCCACAAGATGCGGCAATGAAGAAACTTCTTGAAAAGAAGTACGGCAAGATCTACGGATAAGGAAAACAATTGTTATC